GAGGCGTTAAATGAAGAAACATACAAGACAAAAGATGAACTTGAAAAATTGAAGAAGACGAGCCATCTTGACATGTGGAAAATGGATTTAAAAATATATAAACAGTAAGTAGTATGTGTGATAGATCTGGTCCAGATACCGGTGCCGCACTTTGCCTGTCTGCCATAGGACAACAGGACACCTACTTACTGGGTGATGAATCACTCTTTAAGTATGAAAACAAAAGACATTCAAATTTTAGAAAGTTTCACAAGAATCTCAAGGTTATTAAACCAACAAATGCTCTTGCAGGATGGCCTTTCAATCAAACGGTAAAGGTTACACTTAGACCCCAAGATATGGGGGACCTATTATGTAATATGTATATACGCATTAAAATTCCAGCCCTTTCCTCATCCACATTTAATTATGCAGACCGCGTAGGTAGACATTTATTTAAAAAGATAACCATGCGCGTGGATGAAACCGTACTTGAAGTATATAGGGATGACATTGGTTTTATTTATGATGAAATGTACCTCGATCAATCTGAAAGTGTGAGTAGAATATACACGGATGGTCGTTTTATATACAGAGAAACCGTACTCGACCCAAATTTCAACTTTATAAAAACAGCTGACACATTCGTATATGTACCAATTCCATTCTTTTTTTCAAGAAGTTATGAATCTTCAGACTATGAAACAAATGTACACAACCGACCATACTTTCCTTTATGTGCTATGTACAAACAAAAGTTGGAATTCGAGATTGAATTTAGACCACAATCATTCTTCACAGATGATACACAGACACTCACAGTCGATGACTTTGATATAGTGACAGAAGAGATAACACTCACACCAGATGAACGACTCTATTACACAACGAAAAAGTATGAAATGATAACGGATATATTCAAGACACACCCAAAAACCGATACCGAAATCGGGGATGACAAGTTGAAAATAGAACTTACACCCGAAAATCGTGTGAAGACACTCCACTTTTTCTTTAGAAATAAGATATTTGAGGATGAAAATGTCGCAAGCAACACATATTCGAGTAATCAAATATACGATTATTACCAAAATAGGTTTAATTTGACTCCATTTTATTCATATAGAAGAGCCATTGATTCATTATCTGACGATGTCGCGGTGTCTGCTAAACTGTTTATAAATGGCCAAGAACTTCCGTTTATTAATTACGTTGATTCACATTACTATCGATATCTCACACCACTGAATCACAAATTCCACACAACACCTAGGAATATATACACGTATAGCTTCTCGATGAATCCCAGAAATGTGGACCCATCGGGGAGTTTGGATTTTACGAATATAAAAAATAATAGAACACTGATTGAGTTTAACTTAAATCCATATTATGGAACAAATGAACAATTTACGTGTCATATATATTACACATGCTATCAAACATTTACGTTTGAAAATGGCTACTTAACGACAAGAGGGTCATATGATGTATAGGATACCAATCCATTACTTACCGAATAATCGTTCTTTGTTTTGTTTAATGTATTCTATGATACCATTTTTGATACACCATTTGATGAAATTGAGCTGTGCAACAGTTGTATTGATTTCATCAGATGTACCCGGAATTTTGTATGATATCTTATCAGACCTACAGAATGGATCAAATAGTTTTTTACTATATCCATCAAGTGTGGATTTGTACGCACAGTGCACACTAAAAATCTTACCGTCATTTGTTTTATACATCAAGTTTGTTTTTTTCGAATAGTTGGTTATGAACCATTCTAAATTGCGAAGAGAAATGCCGCCCGTTTTCGTGAGTATTTGTATGAGCGTTTCACCGTTTGTAGGTGTGTCATAAAACGCATCAATGGAATGTAACAGTATGTCTGATTTCCGCATACTACATCATACTCTTCAAATCTCTAAATTGGTTATTGCTCGATGCTTCGCATGCTGGGCATCCAGCCTTAAACATCGGTGGAAATGTGTGATTATGTCTAATTGTTGTTGATATGTTTACTGGTTCATGTAATTTCGTTGCCGATGAATGTGACAAACAAAATCCATCGTGACTCGCCTTCCTGGTACACGGCTCTCCACCTTTTTTTATACCCATGCAATACCCCTTTGGGTTTGGCATATCCCTCATGAGAAGTTTAAGAGGTATACCGTAACTTGTTGATACATTTTGAATAAATTTTAATGTACGTTCATGGCACATCCTCTCCAGGTCCTCGTCATATGCCTTTACCAAGTTTTCAGATAACCTCATCACACCTTAATACAATATAGCGCCTAACTTTTAAATGGCAATTCGTCGAGGGGTGTTTCTTCATTCTTCTTCTTAGCACGCCTCTTTGGTTTAATTTTAGTTAGAAGTTCACCAAAAATTTCTTCTTTTGGGTCATCAAATAATGGTTCAAGTAAATCACACACGGGATTCAAAAACTTATTCATGAAATAATAATCGTAATCAATCGGAACATTGTTATCTTTTGCATATTTGGGGTCTTCTGATTTTTCGAACGCCTTTGCCTTTGCGTCATCTGTTTTGACGAGAATATAAGGTACGCGGTCACCTGACTGTGGCTCAGAACCAGGTTGCCTTTCTCTCATTTTTCGTACAACCTGTACATGGGCTTGATTAATATCTTTTATATTTGGGCTATTAATTGAGACACTTTGTCCCTTGACTTTGTATGTATCGGACAATCCTTGCGAGAGTGTTAACTTCTCATTTGGTACGTCACCTTGAATGAGTTCGATGGCTCTCTGTAGAGCCAAAGCTCTTGGTGGTTCCGTGTCGCTACTTTCAAGTACAACATCTAGCAATTCTTTACATACTTCTCTTACATGTGACGTGTTATCACGTCTCACCAATTGCAAACCTTTAACGTCAATATAATCCATATTCATTTTTCCATCTTTTCCTTGTGTCCAAAGTTTTGCCGCATATCGCTTCTTACTATACAAGAAATAGGGCCAGTATACCTTTTCAAGTTCAAGATTATTGGGTTTTTTAAATAGTTCGGTGCACTCCTTTGCAGCCCTCTCACCAATCTCCCAACTATATTCAACGGCCTCGATACCCTTACGGTCACCCACATCAAATTCAACCATAACCGAATCTGTATCACCATATCGTACCTTTGCACCCGGGAAATTCTTTTCCACATACTCCTTTGTTTCATCAATCATACTCCGACCCTTTGTAGTCACAGTTGATGCAATATTTACACACGGAAGCATACCCTTTGATGCACCAGTAAACCCGTACACAGAGTTCATACTGATTTTATACGCTAATTGCTTACCATTGTACATCGCTTTGAGTGGTCCAGATGATGCAGCCATATCTTTTTTAGCTTGCTTTCTGAACTGTTTCAATTCAAGGAGAATACTTGGTAATAAACTGGGTACATCTTGTGCAAATTTACATGTACGTTTAGTAGCTTTGCCACCAGGTTCCTTACTTGGAACTGGAATCTCAAACGTCTCGTATGTAACACCGGGTACATTTTCATACTTTGGATCCATAACAAGGGATGAATAACATAGATTATGCGCCATCATGATAGATGGATACAGACCTTCGAAATCAAGGGCTGTGATTGGTGTGTAATATGCACCCTTTTGTGCATCTAACACAGTTGCACCTTCATACCCTTGGTCTTGGAGTTGTCCATACATAATAGTTGGTACCATAAACCCCATTTCTCGAGCCTTTTTTGTGAGTTGACTAAATACTTTGATTTGTTGTCCACGTTCGACGAGATAACACAATGGTACCCACGTTGCCTTTGCCATTTCTAGTAGGTTCACCAGAATACACAATTTAGATAGCAATTTATGTGGAAGTAATGTATCTTTTATACAGTATTCAGCGACTTCTCTTAATTTTACGGGATCGCCCTCTTTGAACCTCGCAAACATCTCCTTTGGGGGCATATCAATCTTGTTATCTCCAAGGTACAATTTAGATACGTTATCTAACTTGTATGAATCAAGTTTGTAACCCTTCTTTACTTCATGAAACAAATCAAAAATAAAACGACCGGGCATACTCACCAGTTTCAAATCGTTATCACCCAGGGCACTCGACGAGAGCTTTTTACGCACAATCTCACAATTGTATCCCCGAAGTTTACTCATTTGAAAGAAGCTTGGGTTACATCGTGTAATGATAGCACGCTTTACGATATACTCAAGATCGAAACCAAAAATATTCCAACCCGTGATTATATCCACATTCTTATCATTAAGATATACGCTAAATGCTTCGAGCATTTCGCGTTCGGTGTCATATGATATGATATTGCATCCGTCCAATTCTTTGTCCGTCTGCTTGTAACACAAGCACGTCTTTTCATATGGTTCATCATTCCCAAACGTACACAGAGAGATTGCAATTTGAAAACATGCATCACCAGTGATATCGGCATCTGGAAACTTACCAGTAGAACTGTTACATTCGATATCAATAGATGCAACTACAAATGGCGCAGTTTCTGGATCTTCGACGGGTTTAAGCATTTTCCAATTTGGGCATATAAGGTCAATGTCAGTATTTGCCACATATGTGGGTTCACATGTATCACCAGAATCAAGCCACCCAGTTGATTGAATTCCTGTTCTATGCATCAGACGAAGTACCGGATCTAGATTAGATTCGTACACCTTCAATTTGACGTGTTCATCTTGAAGTGGGCGGCGAAGTCTTCCGCTTACCATACGTCGCGACGAGAGATTTCTAAAAAACAATTGTATGTAAGGAAATTGTTCATTATTTTGAAATCCCCATACATCCTTACGGTGAATGGTGTTGTAACTCACAAGACATCCAGGACACGCTTTGTCGATCTTATTATAAATGATCTGAACTCGTTGTTGTGTAACATCACGCGGAAGTTTTACAAAACAATACGGTGTAAAGCTTGTCGTCACACACACAGATTTACCATCCTTCGTCTTACCAAATATACTAATCAAGTGTTCATCTTCTGTGTCCCTTGATTCCCAGGTCAGTGCTTGGAAGACAACCATACTTCGTTATACACCTAAAATTTTAATATAGTTTATTATTAAATGTCAGCAGCGCTAGTGGAACTAGTCTCAGTCGGAGCTCAGGATGCCTACATAACAGGTGACCCTCAAGTTTCTTTCTGGCGCCAGAATTACAAGCGCCACACAAACTTCGCTCTCAAACCAGAACGCATGGATTACATTGGTACCTTCACCTCGGGGAGTGAAGTTGTCGTACCAATCCGTTCTAAAGGTGATCTTTTGAGTTATATCTGGATCGAACACCCACAAATTTCGAATGTTTCCGTCAACAGCGACGGTTTATTCTCAACCGATTCGACATCTTTGACTGAGTTCAGTCTTCAAGTTGGTGGCCAAGAAATTTGCCGTTTTGATTCCTTGTATGTTCAAGGTGTTCACAATGTTTTGTACCGCGATAACCAAGCCAAGGCGTCGTGTGCAGTCACCACCGCCGAAGTGTCGGACAACGCAAAGGGTTCTACTGGCGTAGCGAGTGATTACTACATGATTCCATTCTTCTTCAGTGAAGATTGGACTAAATCTCTCCCATTGGTAGCGTTGCAATACCACGAAGTTGAATTGCGTATCAAGTGCCGTTCGGGTCTTTCTAACCTCGGTGCCAGACCAAAGATTTATGGTATGTATGGATACCTTGACACAGCTGAACGCGAGTTTTTCACTGAAAATGAACACGAGATATTGTTCTCCCAAGTTCAATACCAACCAGCCTCTAAGACTGATACATCTATTGATCTTACCTACTTTAACCACCCAGTAAAGGCCCTTCACTTGACCACGTCTAATGTGTCTACTGGTTCTTGGATTGATGATTACAGCTTCGACACGGCGTCGCTTTACATCAACGGACTCGCGCTTTTCGAAAATGCATCTAATACGTTCCACCACAATGTTGTCCATGAGATGCACACGACTTCTCTCGCACCATCCTCGCTCGATGCACTCCCATTGTTCACATGGCCATTCTGTTTAACGCTTAATAAGTCGCAACCAAGTGGTTCTCTCAATTTCTCTCGAATCGACAATGCGAAATTGACCATTCAAAATCCAAAGTCCGATGCCAGAGATGGCTTGTATAGAGTGTATGCCACCAATTACAATATTTTACGTATAAAGAATGGTATGGCAGGTGTCGCCTTTTCTAACTAAATTACTTACCGGATGAACCAAATCCTCTAGATCCGCGTTGGGTCTCTATGAGTTCTTCTACTTCTTCTATGAGTGGTGTTTCGCATCTCTCTATGATCATTTGTGCAATTCTATTCCCCTTCTTAATGACGAACGGTTCACTCCCGTGATTAAATAGGATAACCTTTAATTCACCAGTAAAGTCTGGGTCAATTACACCAGCCCCAGTCTGTATACCATGTTTCAACGTTAAACCAGATCTAGGTGCGATTCTACCATATACACCAGGTGGTAATGTCGCACATACACCCGTACTTATAAACGCGCGTTCTAACGGTGGAACAATGACTTCTTCCATGCTATATAAATCATAACCAACCGAACCGGGTGAAGTCCGTGTTGGTATGATTGCATCTGGGTATAGCTTCTTAATTCGAAGACTCATGATTGACAATCGTGTCAAATCTTTATGTAGGTATATATAAATGTTACCATTGTTAATTGCATTGGGTACAGCTGCATTCATATACACATTCACGGGGGCAAATCTCGTGTCATCACACGAAGCCAAAAAAATGATAAAATCCGGTAAAATAAAAAAAGTTGTGGACGTGCGAACAGTATTTGAATATAAATTAGGTCATTATCCACGTGCCATCCACTTACCGGTAAATAAGATGAATGATAAAACAGTTGCGAGACTCCCAAAAAGGGGGTTACTTGTGTACTGTAATACGGGACAAAGAGCGCGAGTAGCTGCCGAGAAATTAGTCAAATATGGATTTAAGGATGTCTATTACATAGCTGGTCACTATTCGAGTCTTATGTAATTTAATGTCTCGTCTTTGATAATCTTTCAATTCTTGGCTTTTCTTTGTTTGGAAACACCGTAAGTATCATTGCAGATTTTGTGAGATGGACCTGTCCATGATTCTTTGCGGATATAACATCCTCTACGCGAACTAAATCAACTGGAACCATAGACATGTCATGTGCTTTACTATGTTTTACTGCAAGTACGGCCGCATCGCGGCGAGTCTCTTTTGGTATGATATCATCCTCGTGACATATGACGACGTGCGACCCAGGTGCATCACATACATGCATCCACCATTCATTTGGATAACTTGATGCGGTGAGTTTATCGTTATCCTTTGCATTTTCACCCACTTTTATATTTATACCGTCAATCGACGTGTACGTCCACATTCTATACTTAGAAGTTATGTTTTTATATACTTTATGGCGAGAAGCACGACAACAACTAGGGAACAGACGTGGAATAAGAAGGATAATTATGTGTTAAAAATGTTTACTTGGCATTTGAGTAAAATATTACAATATGAGTATAAACTCACGTTCTTGGCGGCATATGCATACATGCGTATAGTAGAAACTAGATTTGTTGTTAAGAAATTGAAAATGAACGATCTGAAGTTTGTTCGATTTTAGTAAATTTCACATCCTTTATTTTTTCAATCATTCGTTTTATGTGCTTTGTATCTATAATCATACAATGTTCACAAATAATTTGACCCTTGTGTTCGATTATCAGAGGGCCACCGGTTCCGATTGTAGAATTCAAAATTTCAAACATTGTAACGTATTGTGTTTAAAATTCATACACGTATGTTTCACTTAGGCTTTTTTTCTCATTTTATTACAATAAACATGAGTAATTCTAAATCACCAGGAAAGGGTAACAAGCCAACGCCATCGTCCAAGAGTCCCGTCAAGCCAGTTAAACGTGAAAACATTGCTAAAAATTTGAGACGCACCCAGACTCTCGACATCAACATGATTCGAAAAGCGATTAGCGAAGCGATGAAGTCCATGTCCCCAACGAAGAAGAAAGTGTCTTCTCCAAAAAATAACAATAATAACACTCCCAGGTACGGCAGTCCATCGAATAAATAAATGTTATGATTTTGTATAATGTATGCTTCTATCACAGCAAGTCCGGTTATACATTGTAAATATCGGGTAACTTTGGCCAATAAACAATCAATTGATTTTGGTGCAATGGATATACCAGATTTTACAGAACATAGGAACTCCGCACTTATGCGTGAACATCTTGTTAGGAAGGGTGCCATTGTCCCTAACAAGGTGCTTCTAGAAACTGATCCAGTTGAAATACAACGTGGAATGTTGTATGTAAATGAGAGTAGCAATGAAAACTGGGAAGACGTACACACGGAAGAATATTGGGATAGATGGTTGTTGTGGTCATACACAGATATAAATCTCGCAAAGATGTGGATGACTATGAGAAATGACATACTCTTTGTACCATCATTGGAAACTAAATTATATCATGTGTAAAGTTTTAGACGCCAGTCGAACCAAATCCACCCGCACCTCGCGCCGTCTCTTCAAGAGTTTCAATCTCTCGAACAATTGGCGTTTCGCATCTTTCAAGAACAAGTTGAGCAATTCTATCACCCTTTTTGATTTCGAATTCTTTGTCACTTTGGTTAAATAACACCACTTTGACTTCACCGGTATAATCCGGATCGATGACCCCCGCACCCACTTGGATGCCATGTTTCACCGCGAGCCCCGAACGAGGGGCAACTCGACCGTATACATTCAATGGTAAAGCAATCGCGATCCCCGTGCCGACAAGGCCTCGGGTGTTAGGCTGTATAGTACACGCATCCACGCTATGTAAATCATATCCAACAGCATGAGGAGAACCACGAGATGGAATAATAGCATCTTCGGTAATCTTTTTCACACCAAGTTCACTCATTTGGTAGTATACCAGTAAATTCTTTATACAATTTAAGGAATTACATCGCATGTTACCAAATGTGGGCCATTCATAACACTGTCGTTCGTGCGAGCACAGAACCCAAAAATGACTACGACAAGCTCAAAAGGAGAATCAATCGTGCAACCATAGGGTATGGTGGTGCACTCACGTCTATGTATTTCATCACACATGGTGCAGAACAAGGTGTGTCGGCAACAATGGGTGTTGCGACTTCTCTCGCGTATATAAGTCTTCTTGAAAATCACGTAGATAACATTGAAAATTCACCATTTCAAAAACAGTTGTTGGCCCCTATTGGAACTGCTATATTTGAAACCGTGTGGAACAGTGCACCTTTTGCGTTTGACTTTGATTACGGGGTGACATTTATAGGCTTTCTCGCGTATAAAGTTGCCTTATTGAATGTTGTATATGATGAAGTAAGGAAAATGTTTATTAATAATGACTAAGTTATTACACACTAACGCGTCTGAATTGTACCGGTCGTTATGTACTCATCGATCTTTCTCGCGATGCCAATACCGATACCAGGTACCTTAAGAGGACCTTGTGAAATGTCGGTGCCGTTTGTCACTTCAAATTGAAGTTTGCGGATAGCATTCGCAGCCTTTTCGTAAGCTTCACGCTTGTGTAGATTTTCCTCTACGTGTGCAAGTAATTCCAATTGTTCCGCGATATTCTCGTTTGTATCGAATGTCTTGAACCGCTTGATTTCACCGGTTTCAAGAAATTCATTTATTTTTCGGACGACACCCTTTCCAATACCGCGTATGTGTGAAAGTTGCTCACCATTGGTTACTTTGAAGTCAAGGTGATAGATGACATTGGCCACCTTTTCATACACAGATTTCTTGAATTCGTTTTCTTCGTCTTGAGCGAGGTCATCAAAAGCTTCCGTGAGTGGCAAATTGTAGCAGACAAAGTAATCATCCGGCTCCGATTCATCATCGGTCACTTCTATATAATCTGGGTCGACGACGTCAGAAGCAACCGATTCATTATCACTCACTTCAGCGTAGTGGAGCATGGTTTCATACTCGAGAATAGCCTTTTCTTCTTCACATTTGCGGAGACGCTCTTTGAGTTCGGCGTTCTCCTTTTCGAGGTTGGCGATGTAAGTGGCAATGGATTGAGAGTTCATGTTTGAGTAGTTTGATTTTTAAGGGTGGTCTACGCGACTTAGGTATTTTTTTGTATGCATATTGTAACATGTCTGGTAGACCTACGAGAAGTATAAAACAACCCAATCGGTTGACTATGCAACCCAGACCAACACCTCGTAAAAAGAAACCGACTGCGACAAAAGGTGGTGTACAGAAAAATCCCATGCAAGCGACTGGTACCAAAAAGCGACAGTCTAAAAAAGATGATATTATAAAACTTATTCTTAGTAAAAATGTTAACAAGCGGGATAAATATTTAATGAAATTAGCTTCTTTATATCACCTCATGGAAGAAACACAAATTAAAAGAGATTTTAGCTCAGATGAAAATGTACTAGAAATGATAGATAAACAAACTGAAGCTATAAAAAAAAGTACATTAAACATAACTCCAAAAAAATATAAGTTTATTTTTGAAAACGACGAAATTAGATTGGGCTTTTTGGTATTAATGTGGTTAGATATGTCTCACGATAAAACTGTAGTAAAAGGGTTCAAGCAAGATAAAAGTAAAACCCCGATATATTATACCCTTAAAGAATTTTTAGAATTAAATATATCAAAAAAATTAATAAAAAAAACACCTACAATTAAAATTACAGGCTTTATTTCGAGATTAATAGACATAGGTGCAATTAAACAAGATAATATAGATATCAAACTTAATCCAGGCTTCGAAAAAAAGATAAAGTCAAATTTTGAGAATTTATTCGAATTGAAAGATGTAATAAGGGCAACTTCAGGTGAATCTATAGCCACATATTTAAAAAATGGTATAAATAACCCAATTTACATATCCATAGATCAGGAATCTGATAAACTTACACCCATATCGGATTTAATAATAAAAAGTAAATATGAAATTAAAAAAAATAACGGTAGTAAAAAAAGTTTTTATGCGTTTAATTCTCTCATAACTTTGGCAAATATAATAGATCCGGGTGCATTTGGTAATAAGATGGGTTTGATAAGAGATGCCAGTCACCTTTTTGATATAAAAGATACAAGAACATTTAGTAGATTTGTAGATGTAGAAGAATTTAATATAGACGGGACAGAAATAAAAATAATACCCAGTTCATCAAAATATGGTAAGTATGACATAAAAATAGGTGATGAAATTATAAAAGGGGGTGAAACTAAAAAGAAGGCAGGTGAATCCAATAATAATAACGCGAAATTATCCAAATTCTTTGGTGATTTCATACAAATACTAAGTGTAATATCAACACAAGAAAGTATAAACTCTACTTCCGGAACAGGTGACGCTATTATGGGAGCCATGTCTTTATTTATACAAAAATACGTAATTAAAAATCAAAATCCAAAACTCATACTTGATACTTCTTATACAAGTGGTAAAAATAACATTATAATATACGGATTTTCACAACAATTTAAAAGTAATTATGTTAGAAATAAAACTCTATCTCCAACGAACAAAACGGGGATTACTAGAAGACACCCTCATGGTCAAGTCAACAATAAAGGTATTAATCAGCCAGCTAAGAGAACTAGACCACCAAGTGCCCAAGAATATGTATCAGTAGCCAAAAGAGCGAGGCCACTCACCCCCGTCCGCGGGAGTGCACCAAGTCGCAATAACACAGCTGAAATGCCATCCCAACGCCAACGCGCGGTTAAGAGAGTCCGGTCTACTACAGCTAATAGTTCGTCTAATTCACAAATATCTGTCAAACGGAAAAAGCTAATCATGAGTAACGCATCATCTGGAATCACAAAGAGAGGAAGTCCCAATTCCATTACTCAGACTCGTTCAAGTAATGGAAAAGTGGTGAGTGTTATGCGAACTGTGAGCGCCAAACCAGAGAGTATTATGAAAACCGCGAGCCCTAAACCTGAAAGTATAATGAGAACCATGAGTGCTCGTTCTATAATACCGAATACTTCAAATAGTGCGAGGTCTACACAAACTCAAAGCTAAATCCTTGTCCACTATATAATAGGTGTTACATTCGCATAGTTTAAAGGATAGAACATACATAAATTAAATGGTGTCATATCCGCACACGTTGACTATTTTTACACCGTCAAAGTCAACACTTAATACATCTTTTGCCGAATCCATACTTCGTGTATTACATAGTAACCTCGCGGATCTCATTAAGATGAAAGTTGCTTTTTATCCTAAACATGGAATGTCAAACATTGTTCATGCACGTTCTATTGCACTAACCAATTGGTACGATATTTCAAAAGATGGGGATTTATTTTTATTTATCGACAGTGATCATGTATTTACGAAAGAGGATATTGTAAACTTGGTAAATTTAAAAAATTGTGATGTTTCGTGTGGTATATATTGTAAATCTAGTGGTCAACCAAATGCATATCCAGTCGACTTGAAAGCATTTCTAGATAATTATAGAGATAATCGTTTATTGTATGCCGGTACTGGATTTATGTTAATACATCGCCCAATATGTACAAGACTTCTTAAACTCATTAAAAAATTAGATGGTGAAGAAACACGATTTTGTATTAATGCAGATAACCCTAATAATACTATACCATTTTTTAGAACGCGTATTATAGACCCAGAAAACGGTTTACAACCATCAGATGTAAAACATTGGCTCGGTGAAGATTATTCATTTTGTTGGTTAGTAAGACAGTGTGGTGGTACAATACGCGGTTTTATTTCAAATACACTTGGTCATGAGGTGTCGACTATTAAGACTTTCTTTCCGGATAATTTTAAAGCCAATGTATGGCCAAGTGGATCTATTGTCTATATATGTGGCAATAGTGCAACCCGTTTTGATCCAACTCAAAAATATCACGGAGGTTCTGAAAAAGCGGTAATTCAATTGTGTAAACGTTGGGTTAAGAATCCAATGGTAACAAGTGTTACTGTGTTTGGTAACGTAAATGAAGGAAACTATGATGGCGTTGAATATAAAACTTTTGATAAGTTGGATTTAGCAGACCAATTTGATACAGTCATATTGTGGCGAAATTTTGGTATTAAACACATTACTTCTGTTAAAGCGAAAAATGTTTTAGTGGATTATCATGATTATGTAAATACTGACGAACAACTTAAAATTGTGTCCGCTATCTCGAAAAAGGTATTCGTTAAATCGATGTATCACCGTGACCAGGTTATTCATACAGTAAAAAATGCCTGTATAGAAGTACTACCAAATGGTGTCGAAGAAGATGTATTTGACGCCATCAAATGTAATAAGATTACACACAGAAATCCAACGCGATTCATATATGCAAGTTCATATGAGAGAGGGTTGGATAAAATTTTAAAATATTGCTGGCCTTATATTAGAAAAAATATACCAGATGCGGAATTACATTGTTTTTATGGAATGGAACTCAGTTCCATTGTATTAAAAAATAAAATTAATAAACTTTTTAACGAAACAGATGGTGTTTATGACCATGGACGAGTTGATATGAGTGAGATTATCAAAGAAAAGCAAAAATCATCGTTCCATATCTATTTAACAGATTCTCCATCTGAGATAGATTGTATATCAGTTCGAGAAAGCGCTTTACTTGGTTGTATTCCATTGATTACACGTGAAAATGTATTTAATGAACGCATTGGTAAATTTTTCAAAATGGACCGTCAAAATAATGAAATTGAAAGTTATAAAGATATTGCAAATGATATCGTAAACATGATAAATGATGAAAAGTATACTGATAATATAAGAAACGAATTACAAGAACAAGCACTAAAAGTGGAACCTTCTTGGAATACGGTAGCAAATGAATGGATTAAAAGTATAATTTCCGTGTAGTGTCTTATATGCGCAAATTTGCATCCGCAGTATAATATGTCTTACCTTTCATAACAAAACTATGCACCCTCGCGTATGCCCACGCCTGTGGAGAGGCACCTGGTCTGTGCCCAGTTCTCCACGCGGCGAGCCCTCTATCGTAAATCGTCTTGAGTGTTTTGATTGGTATCTTCGTCACCTTTGAAATATCGGAGAGTGATTTTGCCTTTGGATATTTTTCGCGGAATCGCTTGGTGTACGAGGATGTCTTTGTTTTCACATCTTTGTCGGTAGAAAATCGGGTGTATGTCTTTTTTAACATCTTTTTATATCGAGTGTCTATATCTTTCAACGTACCAAGACCTCTGAAGTATTTCAAAGGTGCGTATACTTTACCGTGTGCACGTCTCAATTGTGTCAAACGTTTGGATATAACGGAATCGTCCATGCTCCTATTACAATTCATTATTATTATTTCTACGTGGCATGCATCGTCTACATGTTTTACATTCATCGTCTCGAAGTATCACAATGAGCTTATTTCCGTTGCATGATTTACACGCGGGTGCATGAGTACATGATTTTGATTTGTTTACTCGAAGTTCCGTCTTCATCTCAAGTGATTTTATAAAAAGCATGCGCGCGGTGATGATCTTAGTCATACTTTACTTTCCTAAAAATTCTATGGCGATTTCTATGCTGGGGAAAACCTTTTCACCAAATTTCACCCGTCCAGTATTAATACAGTAAAATCCGACGTGACCGTTATATGAAGCCTTGTGAATCATGGTGTGTAATATTGTATATACTTGTATTTCACTTAGGGAAAAATTGGTTAAACGTTCGAGTCGTATACATCACATGTGTCTAGAAATCATCATAGGTAATATGTTTTCCGGAAAGACGTCGGAGCTTATTCGACGTCTTAAAAGGTATAAAATTTTGGGTAAGAAGATTGTAGTTATTAATTCAGCCAAAGATACAAGATGTGAGGAGGAAGTCCTTCATACACACGATGGAGTAAAGTTCGAGTGTATCAAGGTAGGTCATATATCAGAATGTATTCTAAGTAATGAGTTCTGTGACTCTGATGTCGTCGCCATAGATGAAACGCAATTCTTCACAAATATAAGAGATTTTGTAGGGATGTGCCTTTTTCTAAAAAAAACTGTACTCTTGGCGGGCCTTGATGGCAATTACAAACAAGAGAAGTTTGGTGAAATACTTGACTGCATTCCAATTGCAGACAGTGTTACTAAACTTTCTGCACTTTGCATGGATTGTAAAGATGGCACGGCCGGTCCATTTACAAAGAGGAAATTGTGTAGTAGCAAAGAATTAGAACTCATCGGGGGTGATGATATGTATAAGGCTGTGTGTAGGTATCATTTAATAGATTAAAATCTCTTTACATCCAAAATCAACACAACACGTTTATCCGAAGATGTCTTATCCACCTTGTGATAACGCGAGTGATCGAATAGGAATTCTTGACCGGGTGTGTGTTCATGGAGTTCATAATCTGTATCGAGTGTGCTCGTACCTTTTATCGTGAGATGGTATCGCAAAAGCATGTTACTCTCCGCTCGGTGTGGCGCTATCGTTATTGGACCATCCATCACCGCAATCATACCACTTTCAACACATGGTATACTCTTAACTATCTCGTATATTTCTGGTAAATCTTCGAGTTTGTGGTAATAGTAATTTTCATTCTTTGGGAACCATGCATCCATATCATGAAAGTAGTGCTTTTCTACTGTGTTTTCATGTTGGTTATAACACTCATATATTTCTTTAAAGTTAAGTCTAACACGCCATAATCCAAAGTAATTATCAACATCATAGAATGGTTTATACATAATCATGTCTACGAGTGTGTTTCTCATACCAATAAATGGTCTGAGTGCACGCTGAAAGTATAATCTATCGATAGGTGTTTTAAAGTAATCGATGATCACCAACAGGAATGGCACGAAAATAAAATGCCACATTATAATAAATGCCAGGTTATAAAGGACGAGAATACTACGCACCACAACCCACAGAAGAAACGGACACACTCGATAAGCGATTTTTTATCGGTCTCACAAAGACACAGACCGGTCTCATTGCACCTCCATTGCTTTACTTCAGTCTCGCGTTGTTAATTGTATTGATGAGTTTGCCAGCTGTCTATAAAAAACGCCCAGGACTTCTTCTCCCACTTTCCATAGGTTTGTACATCAATGGTATTCACCTCTACCATCATTACCTTCTCTTGAAGAAGGCCTAAATAATTTAACTGTATATATTAATAATGTTCCTGTCAAAGGTTTTCGCAAATCTGATATTTCAATCTATCGTAACATACACGTCTGCGAAAACAATCATAGAAGATGAAAGGTTGAGTGAAGTCGTTGCCGCGAATATGCTCAAGTATCTCATTGCATACATCGTATCTATATTGATGTTTGCGCTCACCAAAAATATAATAGGTCGTTTCGTCGCGTTCACAGTTATTTCTATGTTGACCGGTGTTTTCTTATCACAATCGGGTGTTAAAAATGTAAAAGATGCACTTCTCGACGCGGTTACAATTTTCATAACTATGTTTGTACTAGGCGTCGCCACACACTTGATGGGGTATGATCTGAGTATACTTGGTTCTGTACTGTTTGTTTCTCTCGTGGGTATGATACTATTTAGATTGTTCACGGGTCAACCATACTCAAGAGTACTCGTATACATATTTGCACTTTTTGTTATATACGATACCAATAACATACTGAAAAGGAACTACGAAGGAAATTTCGTTGGTGCATCATTCGACTATTTTGCAGATCTTATAAATTTATTCAATGGATTTTTAGATAATGAATAATTTTAAGAAAAAAAAATATTTTTTTTAAAACTTTCTTTTTAAAAAAGAAAGTGTAAAAAATAAAAAAAAATTTTTGTGTTTTGAAATTTTAAAATCCAAGGTAATATTAATGAGAATTATTCTTACGAAAAGTCCGATCCGTGTAAAAAAGTATAGAGTAACTTTTCCGGATGGTGACACGGTAGACTTTGGTGGAA